CCGATTGCAACATTTTGAGTAACTTCGTTATTACTATCCGAATTTTGAGCTGCCAAAGCACCCCAACCAATAGCCACAGCACCATTTCCAACATCTTCCGCTCCTAAAGCATTTTTACCAATAGCTATATTGTTAGAACCTATTGTTAAAGCATCGCCTGCTTGTGAACCAACAATTGTATTACTTATTCCAGTTGTTAATAAATAAAGAGCGTCATTTCCTATAGCTACATTTGTATCTCCAGTAGTTAATGCAGTTAAGGCTCGGTATCCAAATGCTGTATTCCAATTTGCCCCATCCATAGCTCCCCTCATAGTTCCTTGACCTACAGCAGTATTATAACTACAAGCATTGTTTACCCAAGCACCATCTCCAGCATAAGAACCAATTATAGTATTTGATAGATTTGCAAGACCACCGCCATCGTGTAATGCTTCATAACCTAAAATAGTATTGTCATTTCCAGCTACTTCTTCAGAACCAGCTGTATAACCAATGGCTGTATTTCTTGCTCCTGAAGTAAGTGCAGTAAGAGCTTTATAACCTATTGCTGTTGTTGCTCCTGTAAATTGACCGCCACTAGATAAATTTTTAGCAGATAAAGCTAATTTACCAACAGCAACACTTCCATCATTAGATGAATGATTTGCACTTTGCATAGCATTAGTTCCAATTACAACGCAATTTTCTCCACCAGTAGATGTTTGAAATGCTTCACGACCAATAACTACATTACCATTTCCATTCGTAAGATTTAACGCTGAATTATGACCTATAGCAACATTATTAGTTCCTGAAGTAGCATCTGTAAATGCACTATAGCCTATAGCAACATTTCTAGTTGCTCCCCCAATAGAACCAGTACCCATTGCTAATTCACCTATAACAACATTTTTATCTGATGCATCATTACTACTATCATTAAAAGCAGATTTACCAAAAACTGTGTTATTAGAATTATTATCATTATTACTAAGACTAATGCGAGAGTTGGAATCAAGAACTAAACTTTCATTAGCACTAATACTAGCACTATTTGCAATTACAAAAGTATCATTACTATCTTGACCAATTGCCCAAGAAGTGCTTCTATTACTATTATAAAATCTCATATGAGAACGACCGCTGTTATGAGCATTTTCAATAAAAAAGTGAGGGTCAGTATCGTTATTATTTACTTTAATGTGCAAAGGTTTCAAGGGCGTTGTGTTAATACCAACTTGATTATACATCTCTATTTGATTATTAGTGGTGTCTACTATCAATATATCACCAGCATCAGAATTTTTTCTAACTAGGAACGCCTCAGTATTAGTCACATCTATTATTGATGTGCCTTGAATAACTTCGTTAGTTGTTATTGCAGTACTACCAGTTACAGTTAAGTCACCACCTATAGTAACGTCACCAGATATTGTACCACCTGCCATTGCTACTTGTAACCTATTATTAGAACTATCTAATACTGCGTTTAATGTTTCTTTTGAAGATTGTGAGTTTAATCCTATTGTTATACCAGAGGAATCTGTGTATACTTTATTTAGGACCTCTTGAGTCGTGAACTTTCGTAAATTATCTGCCATAACTTACTCCTATTTATCCACCTCCACCGCCACTAAGGCAATTAATTTTTATCTCACCGCAAAAGGAGAGATTGGGAAAGCAGAAGATATTATTCTCTTATTGCTTTCATTGTCTGCTAATTTACTATAAAATTCTTTTATGTAGTATTCTTTTTTATCTATTTCGCCTCTTTCTTCATGAATCATTGCTTTTACATAATCCACTACTGCTAAACATAACATCTTATTAAGATTAATACTAGATGTACTATCAGGAGATGCTACTTCTTTTGGTATTTGTGTTATAGTAATTCTTTGACCTGCTGTTTCTGCTGTAAATGCTCCAATTGCTACACTTAGTGTACCAGAATTAGCAGTGCCATTTAATGTATAATCACCATCATTACTAGTAGAACCTTGGACTCTTATTTTATCTCCATCTGCAAAATTAAATCCACTTGCACTATCCGTAATTGTATCAGGTTGTCCAGCACCACCAATTACAAATGCTATCGTAATACCAGAAACTTTAGATGAAGTATCTTCTATTGCTTCTGCAACAAATGGTTCATTTAATGCAGTATACTCTATTCTTAATCCATTTTCAATATCTTCATCTGGATACATTAATTCATTATGATAAGATTGAAGAATGCCAGTTTGAGTTATTCTAGTTCTATTTCTACTTCCTAATAATTTATAAAGTAAAAGTTCTCTACCTCTTAAGTAGTAAAAAAATTCTTTATCTACATAACTACTCATGGTGATGTATCCTCAAGTAAGTAATGAGGTTGACTAGATATTCTTTTAATTCTTTTATACCTACTATCACTAGTATCTAAGATACTTATATTTTCTATTGCAATTAAATCAGCAGGTAATCTATAAACATTATCATCACTATCAGATGCATTTAAAACATCTTGCTTACTTACTTTAATTTTTTCTTTTGTATTACTTTGTATTAAATGAAGAGCATCTTTTATATATGCAATTGCAAGTGTTTCATTTTGAATACCTGCTCTTTCCATTAATTCTAAGACTGTCATTATCTTGCTCCTTGCATTGCCATCGCAGTTGCTAATGTTTTAGGATTATTTTCTATATAAGATTTTATTTCTGCTAATGCTAAGTTATAATGTTGTTGAGACATTTGACCAAAGTGTGTACGTTCTCCTAATTGAGCTTGTATTGTTTGAATCCTTGCCATTAACATTTCACTATCTTCTTCTGCTCGTATCCAATGTTCTGTTCCCATATTACTACTATTAGCACTAAAATCTCCCTGTCTAGCATCTGCCATCATTAATTTTGCAAACTCTTTAAAACAAGCATAATTAATAACTATATTTCTTAAATCAGAGTCATCATCGACTTTAGTGTGGTCTATGTATAATGCTTTTGCTGTTTCAGAATCAGTGGGAGTGGGTTTAACTATTATCACAGAACCTTTATCTGTAACTGCATTATCAAAATAATACTTAGGAAATTTAGATGTTGCTACTTTTAAACTTCCAGAACTTGCTTCTATAAAAGGAGCATCTTCTCTTGATACTTCTCTTGCTTCAAATCCATTTCTTGATACACTTAATATACTATCTGTAGCAATCGGTACTACAATATTTCCACTAGCATTTCCACCATCACTACTAGGATTTGTAAAAGTAGAAGCCCACTTTAATAAATTATTAGGAACATTTGCTACTACAAATTTTTGTGCAGATACAATAAAGTCTGCATCAGCAGTTGTTACTCCTGTTATATCTTGTATTTCAAGTGCTATTGTTGATGTTGCCATATTTTATTTCCTATACATGGGGGACCGAAATCCCCCACATATTGTTTACTTAGTCGTTACGCCAATCTAATTAAAGAAACAGCTTCGCTTCCTGATTTTGCTTTTGTAACATGAACAGCAAATAATCCTGAACCAGAACTAAATGCATCATGAACATTAGAAGGGTTTTCGATTTCAGGAGCTCCTACAAGAGTTACGCCTGAACCTGCAACCATTGTGCAAGTTTCGTCTGCACCAGCTGTACCAGCATTAATGAAAGAAAACTGAAAAGTATCTCCATCAACACATTTACTATCACTAGCTTTAACTTTCATCGCTGCGACTATTTGAGCAGCTGTAGGAGTAGTAATATCCCTAGCTGCAGCTGGGTCACATTGATGAGCGCATGATTCAACCATATCTCTAGCCACAAGAACTAAGTTATCACCTAAAGTTCCGTGGTCTTTGATAGAGCTATTTTGCAACCATCCAATGTTTCCATCAGCTTTATTTTGTCCGTATAATGGATTTGCCATGATTTACCTCCTATTTCCAGACAGCATGGGCTTCAGGCATACGCCATTCCATCCCAGCTTCTGTTTGAATTAAATCAACCCTGCGGTCAACACCACTATTTTCAAGAGTCTGAACTCCAACGTATACTGCTGTATCACGATTCAATCCATTACCAACTAAAGGTCTGTAATTACATTGAGTCATATTGATACCAAGTATTTTAACTCCAGTTCCATCCAAGTGAATATTGCGAACAAGATTCATTGAACCATAAGGAGTCATTACTTGAGTAACGTCTAAGCCATATACTTGCTTTTTACCTGCAATACTAAAGTCTGCACGACCAAGAGAATTAGTTCCATCACTAACTTTAGAAACATTAGCTGAAAAGTATCCACTTAGTTTATGCATCCAATTGTATGTTTCAGTAGAACACATAAATAGAGTTGCACTTGCATTGTTGTATCTTGGGTCTAAGAATTGAGACATATCATCAAGAAAGTCATCTTGAGACTTTGTTCCAGTTCCACCAATACCAGAGCCATCAAAGATATTACCATAACTAGTAATAAAACTAAGAGCGCCTTCAGTATATTGAGCTCCAGAAGAATCAACTACTTGAGAACCAAACAATAACGCTTGTTCAATATCATACTTATGTTCAATTAACTTTGTTCTCCAAATTCTTGCAAATTCATTTGGTTCATACTTAAGAACAGTTGCTCTTGTAGTATTATCCATTGCCATTGCAGTTTTAAAGATTTGAGTTAATCCAACAGCGCTTGAGTAAGGTTGGTCTTTCCAAGACTCTGGGTATCCAGAACCTTGTGAATGAGCAGAACCGACAACGTAGCTTCTTTTCTTTTCAAGATAATCAGAAATTGATTTACCTGAAATATCTACACCATCTAATGCATCTCCAGCTTTATAGAAAGATGTTAATTCAGCATCTGTAGTATCCATAGAACCTTTACTTACTATTTCTGTTTTTAAAATAACAGCATTTGATACAGAAACTAAGTCTACAGATAATATCTTAGCTAAAAGATAATCGTCTGGAGTAGTTGCTACATTAGTTGTTCCACCTGAATCATCCCAATTACTTGCAGTTTCAGAATCATTAAAATTATCAGAACCAGCGATAATATAAGGAACTTTTATTACAGAATTTGGAAGAAAGAACTGAGGTTGAGAACCAGAAGAACCTGGTAATACATCAGTTGCTGATTGACCATGGATAGTTTGAATATTACCTGCTGATTTATAATCACCAATCATACAGAAATAATATACATCTCCAGCATCTACATTGCTTTGAGTAACAGTTGCATCTGTTCCTGCTAAAGCAGATGGAGCGCTAGTTCCGTGGTTTGATACATAAGCGTATCGTTTGTGATATGAACCTCTTTGTTCAGTAAATTTGAACTGAGGGTCATCTGTTGGTTTTTTTGCTACTTGCGATACAAATCTGAAAAAAGGGTCTTGAGCTATTGAAAGTTCAGAAACTCTATCTCCAAAATTGTACCTACGTCTAAGGTCGCCTGTGCTAGGTATATCGCTTCCGCTATGCCCTGCATCAGGAGAACTTCCGTATGTTTCCATGCCGAATACATCAGCCATTTTAGTACCTCTTTAGTTTGAGTTAATGGCTAACAATATAATTTTATATACTGAAAGCCTTTTCTAGTTCGCTATCAGTACCCAAAATTGAATCAAAAACATTATCGTCTGTACTTTTTTCAACAGAAACACTACCTTGTGTTGCAAGTGTGCTAGGTTGAGATTGTACTTCTCTCATCTTGTCATGAATTTCTTGTCTCGTTGAATCAGCAATTTCACTATCTCTGTTCTTACGATTCATTAAGTAATATATATCTTCAAGTTCTAAAGACTTACTTTTAGCAAATTCAGTAAATGTACTCCATTCTTCATCAGACATATTCATCTTTTGTTTGAATTGAGCTTCTTTAGCCATTTTTGCATTTTCGCTTTTTTGAGCTTGTAGTGTATTATTTAAACGACGCTGTACAATACCATCGATTGTAGCACCCATTACTTTTGCAGAATCGGAATCAGGTTTTTGAAATGCTTCATCAGGGTCAAAAACAAAATCTTCATCAAGATTTAGTTGTTGATTCATTGATTGTGGGGCCTGACCTCCACCCTCAAAATAATTCCTTACATGAGAAATTAAATTAGGGTCTTCACGCATAGCGTCTAGAATAGGCATATAAGGCTCAATTTCTTTTAGTTTACCATTGAGTCTTTTAGCCTCTCTACTTGAATCGCTATATCGCTTTTGCAAGACTTCATTGTCATCTTGCGATTGAACTTCTACATTGGGGCTCGACTGCGTGTTACCGCTTTGTACCGAGGTTGGTTGTTGTTGTTCGTCTAATATGCCGCCATTAACTTCTCTATCTAATGATTCAAAAAAATCACTTGAGCTGCTCATAACTGCATCTTGTACGTTTGTACTTTCGGGGGCTACTTGAGCGTTACCTACTTGTTCTGACATACTATCTCCTATTTTTAGGTTATTTTAATTTAGCAACTATAAAATCTAAAATGCAATAACTAAGATTGCTCGTTTTGAGCAACGTCTTGCTTACTAGATTCCATGTCGTTTTTCATTTCGTCTCTCATTTTCTGAAACTCAACTTTTAACATTCCTCTTAGAAGTTTTTGTTGTGATTCAGTTTCAAGAACATCTTTTCGTATTTCATTGTTAGCGTCTCCTACTTTCATCTTAATACCTGCTTGTACTAATTGACGTTGTAGTGTTTCTATTGTACCATCTTTGTCTTTTATTAATCCTTGTATAGATTGTAATTGACTTTGCATTTGAGATAATTGAGATTTTCTTTCTACAATTTTATCTTTGTTTCTAATGTCTGTTTCAGCTAACATTGCAATATCATCAATTAATCCAGATTGATACCATCTAAAATACTCTTCTAATAATGCCCATCTATTTAATGGTAATGTTGCGCCTGCGATTATTCTTATATCAAATCTTGCAGATGCATAATCTTTATATTTACCAATAGCTTTACCATAATCATTATATAGATTTACATTTATTCTTACTTCTTTTTCTTCATCGTTACCTGCCATAGGTTGCACGATTCTAAATACTTTTTCAATTGTATAATGTTTTTGAGCCATCATTTTAAATACTCTACCTAAATGTTCAAGCGATGGTTCTACTATACTATTCATCCATGCTTTTAATCTACGAGTACCAAACTCATCGTTAGCAAGTAATCCTCGATATGTTTCTGCTTGGTCTTGAGAAAATCCCATCATTGCACTAGGTACACCACTAATATATTCTGCATCTGATTTACCTTGTTGTACAACAGTAAAGAATGCATTATTAATTGGAGCTGGTTGTATTGGAGTAGGTGGAGAGAATCCACTTCTGTATTTTAACAATGCTCCAGGCGCTGATGAATACTTTTCCCACTCATCTTCAGGGACAGAACCTTCTTCATACATCCATCTAAGATTGGAAGATAAGTTTGCATTGTGAAGCATTATTTGATGTGCTTTATTTATTTCTTGTTGTTTACCTATAAGTGGAGTTACTGCACTCATTGGATACGGAGTTCCTGTATACATATAAGAAATAGGCACAATAGGATATTCACTTATAGGAATAATAGTTTCATATAAGAATGTATCATCTCCTACGCTTACAGTCTTTACAATTCTATTTTCATAAAACTCTACAGAATCAACAATGTTTTTAGAAAAGTTTTTATCTGCTTCAAACTTTTTATAAGATGCTTCACTCATTACTTGTTCTTTAATAATAGTAGCTTCATCTCTAGCTTGAGATATTAATTCCATTTCTTTTTCTCGTATTGCTTGAGCAGCCATCTTTTGAGAATTGTCAATCATTAATCTTGCTCGTTCTGGAATTACTTCACCTTCTTGAACTTGTTGTTCGATTTGCATTTGTTTTTCAATTAAACCTACTTCTATTTCCTGTCTAAAAGATTCTAATTGTTCTTGTACTTGTTCTTTTAACATAACAAGTTGAGATTCAGAAGGTTCTATTTTAATGTATACATTTCTGTATTTAAATTTTTTCTTACTATATGTTTCGTAATATGGCACAATGTCATCATCTTCAGCATCCATATTAACACCATATGTCAAATCTTCTGCTTGAATACTATCTGTAAAATCAATATCTCTTTGTGAATAAGATACTACATCACTACCTTTAGTTACTTTTTTAATTTTTGCTTCAAATTGTGGTAACATATTAATAAGTCTTGCTCTAGCAATATTCTTTCTTATTTGAATAAAGTTTGCATCTCTAAATAAAAAGTCTCTACTAGCAGGGTCTACAAATACATCATAAGGGTCAAGTCTTTTAAAACAAACTTCACCTACTCCTCTATCAGCATCTTTATCAATATCTACAAGAAAGTATCCTAATCCTTTAGTAAGTGAATCTAGTATTACTTGACTATATAATGATTTACCATTTGATAGATACCAACAATAATCTGCTACATCAGCATGAACTTGAGCGACATCTACATCATCTCCAGTTGCTCCTACTGCTTTCCACTTAGGGTCATTAGCAGTTACAAAGTATTTCATTATTTCTATAATAGGTGTTATTCTATTTATAGTAAATGTTGGCATTCCAGATTCTTCCAACATTGTTAATTCTTCTTTTGTAAGTTGTTCGTTTAGATAAAAATCATATCCTTTTTGACTTACACTTTGCCATCTATGTCTATGGGAGTTATTTACCTTATCCCATATTTGTTTATTTATTTGTGCTTTATTTTTTTTAGTTACTCTTGCCATTATCCTCTAATCTCCACATGAACTAGGTCATCAAATTTATTATCTTTAGTCTCGCCATCGCCATCCCAGTCGCCGCCCCAGCGAACAGGAACATTTAATTGTTTAGCAATTCCTCTAATCATTCCACCCATATAATGAAATCTATCTCTATCATTCCAATCAATAGGATATGGAGCGAGGTCTACAGCTTTTCCTGTAATGTGTTTGCTGAACTTTGTTTTAGTTGAGCCTTCTTTTAGTAACTTTTCCTGTCGTTGCTCACTCCGTAATCCTTCAATGATTGTAACATCCATAATCTTAACTAATTCATTTAGGACACTAACTAATCTTGCGTCTATCCCTCTCAATCGTTCTTTTGACCTTTTACCAAACTTAGGCATATATACTCCTTACGATACTAACCAACTTTTAACTTTTCTTTTTGGTTTAAACCATGATTTTTTATCTTTACTTTTTTTCATACTTGGCGGAAATGCGTGTATTTGTGCGTAATAAAGTGATTCAATTGTATCATCATGGGCCATTTTAGGACCGAAAGTAAGTATTTCGTTAATTAAATCAAACATATTTTTACGTAAATGTACAGTTCCTGTACTAAAACGTGCAGAAAGTCCAGAATAAATGCGATTTCGTTTCTGTGTACCGCCTGGTTTTTGTGGTATTACGGATATATCGTACTTATTTAATCTTCTTCTTTCATCATTCATTGCTTGAAATATACTACGATTCATTGCTACATCTTCAACTGTAGATGATGTGCAATTATATTTTTGATGTAATTCTATAATAATATCTACTACACCTTTTTTTCCTATAATGTCTCCTGTGTCTGGATTCTTAGAGCCTATAGTAGGAATACTGCGATGTCTTTCATATTCTAAAACATATAATTCATTATTAGCGTCAATAGCAATAACAGTTATAACACTATAATCAGCATGCTTAGTATCAATATCTGTAGCAGGGTCACATCCAATAAATGTATTAACTGGTATATCGTCACCATCTTTTACAATATAGTTAGCCCCATCTTCGTTTTTAAAGTATCCATTCCAATATCTAATGTGTTCTCTTTTCCATATAGCATCTTCTTCAGATTGTACTTCCATCATATATTCTTGAAAGAATTTTTGAGGCATGCCACTATCAGAATAAAACTTTTTCTTTTCATCTAATTTCTTTTTATTAAAAAAAGATGACCACAATGGAGTATCATTATCTAATAATGCTTTATATGTAATTACTTTCCAAGCAAACTCTTTATTTTCTTTTTTAGATTTTGCATGATTGTTGAGAAGATTGTTAATAAAAGAATCATAATGTACAGGAGTGCCATTAACACGAAGACGACCAGTGTGAGGCTCAATAGCGGGATAGATAACAGCAGTAACAAGATTAGCATTCTTATCTCTTGCTTCCTGTGTAATTGTGTTTGCTTCATGCTCGAAGTCATCGAGTACGATGAGGTCGTATCTTTTGTGTAGTTTTGCTCCACCTCTGATTCCTGCGACATTGCTTTTACTAATAAGTTTACATCCATTGCTTAACTCTATATCTTCCTCTGTCCATTTCTTCCCCTTTAAATTTCCAAAATAATATTTTAATCTATCGTTAAATTCTAAGTGGTGTCTAATGTAATCCATATTACCTACACTTAATTTTTGTGTAGCAGATACCCAAGCATAAAAAAGAAAATCGTCTTTACAGAAAACAAAGTCTTTTAACATAGATGCTTTTGTTAAAACAGTTTTACCATGACCTCGTGGTATAATAATAGCACATTGCTTTACTTCTTTGTTGTCTATAGAGTCTGCAACTTCGTAATGAAAGAATGGTGTTTCACTTCGTAAAAAATCATCAGGTAAAAATAACTTACCAAAAGCTATTAAGTCTGTGTATGCAAGTTTTAGAGCTTCTTCAGCTTCGCTTACGTTCTGTGTATTTATATTTGCCATCTATAGTAAACTTCCATTGTTTGTAACTTTGTGATTTACGACCTTGTTGATGATGTGAATGTTGATTCGGTCCTTTGTTTGCTAATCCCCAATATGAAAGGATTGGTATTAGAATTATTTCTGTTTCGATTTTTTCCATTGTTTTCTTTTGTATTCTAAAAACTTAGCACCTTCATATGGATTAAAGATAGTAGTAATTAATCTATTATCATCATCTTCATAGTAAGGGTCTATGATTGTAACTGGAGCATTAAAGATATTCTTATCATCTAACCCAAGTTTATCTGCATAACTATCCATTATTTTAAATGAGGCTACTTGCAATGCATGACTTATTAATCCACTAGCTGCATCTTTTAATACTTGATAACCTGATACATGAGTATGTCCACAAGTAAGTATATGGTCTTTCCATCCCATTTGAGCTGCCTTTGCTACTCCATGAGCTGTATTCCACATTGAATT